ACTGGCGGCCCGGATGTAAATGGCAATATCACGTTGAGCGACTACTTCGCTTCATGGGGAAGTATGCCGTTCAATACGAACAACTATTCGGACAACAACTATGCCGATAGCGGCGTGGCTGGTCATGTCCGAGTTCCTACTCTCGGCCCCACTGCTACGATCAGCCGTCGCTACACGAGCACTGTCGTTATCAACTCCGCTATGGCTGGCGGCGTAGGCCGTGTTCTGCTCGACTGGAACCCGAACATGGCGAACGGCCGTGCGGTGCTGGTTCCTATCCACTTCCATCAAACGAGCAATGGTGGCTCCGGTCCATGGTTGCATCTCGGTTTCGTAACCAACGCGCGTTTCGTCAACATCAAGAATCTCAATCCGAAGGACATCGTTAACACCGACTGGATGGTGTTCCCCGTGTCGCAGAAGAATGGCCCCGCGTCGGTGTACGCGAACAGTGGAAACTACGGCCTGGCCTACAAGAAATGAGCAACCTGACGCCATCCATGCTGCCAGGCGCGGAGCCTACGCTCACCGTACCGGGCATCTTCCAGCATCCGATGCCGGTAGCGGATGCCGTGCTCGCGTACGCCGGCCCTGGTGGCGCTCCGAAGACCGGCACGGGCATCGTCACCGAGCCGGTCTATCACCTGGCCGGAACCATCGGCGCCGGCATCAACGACACGTTCTACAACCGCATCCTGATCGAGCCGACGCTCCTGGCGCTCGGCAACCTGCTGAGCACACAGCAACGCTCCATCATCGTTTGGAACGGCTTCCTGGCCTCGAAGATGCTGAGCAACTTCCAGACCTCGAACGCGTCGGGCATCAACGTCACGCAGCCCGTGGTGCCGCCGTACACCCTGCGTCCGCTCGAACTTCTGACCTACACCGTCGCTATCACCCTGGACGGACCAGCGCAGATCAACGCCGGCCTGACGTGGACGATTGGCGGCACGGACTACACCGCGCAGATAACGGGTAGCCGCGTCGTGGTCTTCCCGTTCGCGCCCCACTGGTCGAACGACTTTACCGAGTCACTGGAATGGAAGACCAACGTCATCCGCGCCTACGATGGAAGCGAGCAGCGTCGTTCGCTCCGCACGAAGCCGCGCCGTAATTTCAGCTTCGTCGCCACGTTGTTCGGCCGTTCGCCTGCGCGCCTGGAATCGATGTTGTGGGGCTGGCAAAACCGTCAGTTCGCGATCCCGGTGTGGTCGGATCGTACGCGCTTGCCGAATACGCAGAATGCTGGCGACACGTCGATCACGTTGAGCACCAGCTCGTACAGCTTCGCCGCGGGCGGTATGTTGATCCTCTACGCCAACGAGACCAGCTACGAGGTCGCGGAGATCGACACCGTGTCGTCCGGTGCGATCCTGCTGAAGCGCCCGCTCGGATTCACCTGGCCGAAGGGTACGAGCATCATCCCCATCGTGCTCGGACATATGCCGACCGAAGTGTCGATCACGCGTCACATCGACGACAAACTGTCGGCGAACCTGCAGTTCAGCACCAGCCCGGACATGACCGACCCGTACATGCCGGACGCCGCGCCTGCGACGACGTACGACGGCTACGAGGTATTGCTGCGTCAGCCCAACTGGTCGGGCGCGCTCGATAACACCTTCGGCTTCGAGTTCGGCACGGTCGACGGCAACACGGGTCCGCTCGCCTGGCTGACGACTGAGAAGTATCCGCGCTTCACCCGCAAATACACCTGGCTTTTTGATTCGCGAAACAACATTCTGTTGTTCCGTCAACTGTTGGCGCGGCTCCGCGGTCAGGCCAAGCCGATCCTCATTCCTACCTGGCATCAGGACTTCGTTGTGACCAAGGACATCGGCACGACCGACGATTTCGTCGAGGTCTACGACGACGGCTTCCAGCTTCTCGTTGGTGTCGATCCAACTCGCTCGCGCCTGATTCTTCGGTTGAACGACGGCACGATGATCTTCCGCAAGATAACCGGCCTGTCGTCGCCGAACCCTGGCCGCACCAGCATCAAGATCGATACGCAATGGGGTCGTCAGATCAAAGCGACTGACATCAAGGCGCTCAACCTGCTCGTGCTCATGCGCCTGGCGACCGACCAAGTGGAGATCGTATGGAAGTCCGATTCGGTCGCGACCATCTCGACCAGTTTCATCAGCGTGCCGGCATGAGGACCGCACCGTGACCTTCGCATCCATCGAGACCAGTGTTGATTCGGCTCGTCCGGTCGAGCTGTACCAGATCAGCTATACCGGCAACTTCTGGTACTACACCAGCGCCGACCGACCCATCGTATTCAACAACGTCACCTACGCGCCGATTGCCTGCGAGCGTGGCGACATCGAACCCACGTCTGACAGCACGCGCGCGACGCTCGATATCTCGTTCCCGTTCGATTGTCCGCTCGGTGAAATCTTCCGCGTGACGCCGCCTTCGGAAGTTGTGCAGCTCACTATTTACGCGAAGAACTACCTCATCGACGACGGCTACGCGGTGATCTGGACCGGCCGCATCATCAACGCGTCATGGGAGATGCCCTGGCTGAAATTCAGCGGCGAGAGCGTGTTGGGTTCGCTCAATCGCGTTGGCCTGCGCCGACGCTACCAGGCGAATTGCCCTTACGCGCTTTATGGCCGGCAGTGCGGAGTCTCGCGCCAGGCGTTCCGCGAGGAATCCACGATGGCGAGCCAGAACGGCCTCGCGATCATCGTCCCTGCTGCCATCGGCAAGGTCGATGATTTCTACGCTGGCGGCTACGTGCAGTGGGAAAACTCGGTCAACCACAACATCGAGAAGCGGATGATCCGCGGCTCCGTGGGTTCGACCGGATCGCTCACCTTGGGCGCCCTGCCGCTCGGTCTTCTGCCGGGCCAGGCTGTGTCGATCTTCAAGGGCTGTAGCCATCTGATCGACGACGACAAGCGTGGTTGCAAGTCGTTCAACAACACCGACAACAACGGCGGCATGCCATACGTGCCGCGAAAGAATCCGTTTGGCAACGCGTCCATCTTCTGAGGCGTCGACACATGTACATGATCGTTTGGGCAATCATCATGATGATCGTGTCGTATGCGATCCAGATGATGATGCAGAAGCCGCCGCCGAGCCAAAAGCCGGGGCAGTTCGACATTCCAACAGCCGAGGAGGGCGGTGTCATTCCGGTCGCCTTCGGTCGCGTGCGCGCGAAAACGCCGAACGTCATCTGGTCCGGGGATCAGCGCTCCACGCCTATCCGCAAGAAGGGCGGCAAGAAATGATGGTCTTGCTCGCCGATGCGCACGCGCTGCGCTACTGCAATCCCGGCATGCGGACGTTCTTCGAGCGGCACGGCCTCGACTGGTCCGAGTTCGTGACGAACGGATTGCCCGAAGAAGTGCTGGCCGTGATCGACGATGAGATGGTGCGCGCGGTGATCGCCGAAGCCCACCGACGCAACAAGGAGGAAACCCATGGGCGGCAGTAAGACCTACACCGCAGGCTTTCGCTACTACGCGGGTGTGCAGCTCGGCGTGTGCTTGGGTCCGGTGGATGCGATCACGAACTTCTTTGCTGGCGAGCGCTCGGCGTGGCCTGGCATCGTGACAGGAGACTCTACGGTCTTCGTCAACTCGCCGCAGTTGTTCGGTGGCGACGACAACCAGGGCGGTGTGCAAGGTGCTATCGACTTCCAGATGGGTACACCATCGCAAGCGCCGAATGCCTACGTGCGCAGCAAAGTATCTGGATCGTTGCCGGCGTACCGCGGGCTGCTAACTGCAACCTTCCGCGGTTCGAGCGGTGGCGGCTTCTTCTGGACATCCAACAGCCCCTACTTCAAGAACCCGTGGCTCGATCTAGTCCGCATCAAGAAGGGCTGGTATCAGGATGCATGCTGGTATCCGGAGAAGGCTGCGATCCAGCCCATTGGCGAGACATTTACCTACGCCATCGAGCAGGACATGAACCCTGCTCACATCATCTACCAGGCGCTCACCGATCCGGATTGGGGTATGGGCTATCCGTCCACGTCGATGGACGACGCGATATGGCGAGCCGCGGCCGATCAGCTCTACAGCGAAGGGTTCGGCCTGTCGACGTGGTGGTCGGAACAGACGACGGTGAAGGATTTCGTGCAGGAAATCCTCAACACGATCAATGGATCGGTGCGGCTCAACCTCACGACCGCGAAATTCGAGTTGAAGCTGATCCGCGACAACTACGACATCAACACGTTGCCCGAGCTGAACCCGTCGAACATCACTGAGATGACCTCGTTCGAGCGCGTGGCCTGGGGTGATACGGCGAACGAAATCGTCGTCACGTACACCGACCGCGAGGAGCAGCAAGCGAGCATCGCCGTGCAAGACCTTGCCGCCATCGAAGCGCAGGGTGGCGTGGTCGTGTCTGCGACGCGCGCTTATCCGTCCATCCGCAACCCGACCATCGCGAATCGCGTGGCTCTGCGCGACCTCAACACGTCATCGTCGCCGATGGCGAAAGTCACGCTTAAATGCAACCGTATTGCGTGGAATTGGGATGTGAGCGATGTGTTCAAGCTCAACTGGCCGGCGCTCGGCATCTCCGGTGTTCCCTTCCGGATCGCGCAGATCAACAAGGGTTCGCTGACCGAAGGCGCCATCGAGATCATCGCCGTCGAGGATCGCTTCGGCCTTCCGAACAACGCCTACATCACGAATCAGCCGAATCAGTGGGTCGATCCAGTGCAACCTCCGTCGCCGGTCACGACCGCGCGCGTGATGGAGGCGCCGTACTTCGACATCGTGCGCATGATGTCTCAGGCAGACCAGAATGCGTTGCTGCCGGATTACGGCTTCGCGGAATCGTTCGCCGGACGCACGAGTGGCGTGGCTATCTCGTACGAGTTGTGGGAGTCCCCGAACAACAGCGCGAACACCTATCAACAAGTCGGCAACGGTAACTTCACGCCGGTCGCGACCCTGGCCGCCGACATTCCGTTGCCGAACGGTGCGCAGAACTGGACGGTGACGCTGAGTGGCGGTGTCGATCTCGATCTTGTTGCCGTAGGAAGCTACTTCTACATCGACAACGAGGCGTTCGCCGTCGTGTCGGTGGATGCGGTCAACCAGAGCGTCGTCGGCCAGCGCGCCGTGATCGACACAATCCCCGCGGCGCACGCGACCGGCGCGAAGGTCTACTTCCCCGATCTCGGCCTCATGGGCTACGACCCGACGCAGTATGTGAACGGGCAGGTTTCCTACTACCGTCATTTGCCGCGCACGCCGCTCGGCACGTTGGCACTGTCGAGCGCAACGGCGTACAGCCTCACGTTCGCGAAGCGCGCGCAGCGGCCATATCCGCCCGGCAAGTTCCAGCTCGGCGGTCAGTGGTATCCAACCGATTACACGGGCGCTTTCACGCTCACCTGGGCGCACCGTGACCGCACGCAGCAGACGGTCAGCCTCAACGATTACACGACAGGCAACATCGGCCCGGAGAGTGGCACGACGTACACCGTGAAGGTGTACAGCGGCAGCACGTTGAAGCGCACCTACACGGGGATCACCACGACGACATGGACGTATCCCGATGCCGACGCGCTCGCTGACGGCCAGCTATCAAGCGTTCGCGTGACTCTCGAAAGCGTTTGCAATAGCTTGTCGTCCTGGCAGATTCACGATCTAACAACCAACCGCCACGGCCTCGGTTTTGATCTAGGCCAATATCTCGGAGGACAGTTGCAATGACTCTCAAGTCAGGCCCCAACCTGGGCGTGCTCGTCGACGGTGCGCTCGGCGAGGCCCACTACACGGAACTCATGCGGCAGTGGCGCGCGCTCGACGCTCTTATCCAAATCCACGTCAAGAGTCGGTCGGTCACTGCGCAGCCTGGCTCGCCGGCTGACGGTGACGCGTACATCATTCCGAGCAGCGCGACCGGCGCAGCGTGGAGCGGCAAGACGAATCAGATCGCGCGCTTCTCTACCACGACGGCCGGTTGGGAGTTCTTCGTGCCCAAGAAGGGCTGGCAGGTTCGCGTCGAGGACGAGAACAACTCGGGCCGGCCGAAGCTCTACGTGTTCGATGGCGCTGCCTGGCAGGACGACACCGCTGCCGGTGGCATGACGAACCCCATGAGCGCGAAGGGCGACCTGATCGCCGGAGGCGCGAGTGGTGCGCCGGTTCGCGTGCCGGCTGGCACGACCGGCCAGGTGCCCACCATGCAGGCGGACGGCAGCGTCGCCTATCAAGACCCGGCCGCTGGCATGGCGAACCCCATGACCGCGAAGGGCGACATGATCGCCGGAGGCACTGGCGGCGCTCCTACGCGCATCCCGAAGGGCACGACCGGCCAGGTGCCCACGATGCAGGCGGACGGCACGGTGGCCTTCCAGACGCCCGGTGGCATTCCGCCTGGGTACATCGACGGCTTGAAGATGGTGCGCGTCAGCGGCACAGCGTTGACGGTCACGACCGGCAATGCCTACGTGCCCAGCGCGAACGGCGCGATTGGCGTCACGGCGAACATCGCCAAAACAGGTTTGTCGCTCACGGCGAATACTTGGTATCACGTTTATCTGTATATGAACGGAGCAAACGCTGATGTCGAGATCGTCACGACGGCTCCGGCAGCTCCCTACAGCGGAACGGCACGTAACAAGACGGGCGACAACACGCGCCGATACATCGGAAGCATTCTCACCGACGCCAGCGGAAACATCATTCCGTTCGATCATTGCACGTCGCTTAACAGCGTCATGTATGCGATGAGCATTAACAATGCGCCTCTGCACCCTCTCACCGCAGGAAACACCGTTACTCCTTCTTCAAGCAATATCGATCTCTCTACATCCATTCCCGTGACTGGTCGGCGAGCCACTCTGTATCTTGAAAATGGATCAGGTAACGGAAGCGTTGCATATATCGCAAACCCGGACCTCGGCGATCCGGTCGCAAACGTAATCTCGTTTGTTCGAGCGGCAGCGCAACAAGCGTCGACGTACTTGCTGTCGTCAGATCAGAAGATCAATTACACATTCAACGTGGCACCAAGCTCGGGTAAGGGCCTGGATGTGTGGGTTCTCGGCTACTACTACGAGCGCTAAGCCTGGGCTATATTTCGGCCACCAAATCAACCGCCAGTCGTTGGCACAACCACAGGTGAGGATA